TTTGATGATGCTTTACGCATCTGGCCCGTTACCTCTTTCCGTGCTTCTGTGGCTATATTCTTTTCCCTTTCTGACCTTCGCTTGAGATATAGTATATCCTCAAGCTCTAGTGATTTATTCTTAGCGAAGTCAACAAATTCTGTCCACTCACCATCAGACATTTCATGTTTCGTCTTAAAGGCTGATTCATCGGCTGTCCTGTTACTCTCTTGCTTTTGCTGAGCCATAGCAGAATTTAGCCTTTGCTGAACAATACCGTCAACTGTAGCGCCTAATAACTTACCAGAGTCAGAACTGGGATTAGAAACAGCATCATCAGGATCAAATACAAAGTCTTCTCCTAGATTTAACTTATCTTTTACGCTTACAGGTGTCTGTCCACCACCCTCAAAATAATTCCTCACATGTTGAATTAAATTGGGGTCTTCTTTCATAGCATCAAGAATAGGCATATAAGGCTCAACAGATTTTACTTGATCGTTGAGTCTCTTTGCCTCTTTACTTGAAGCTGCGTAACGCTGTTGAATATCATCAACAGACGCCTCTTCTTGCGCAGGGCTCTCACCTATATTGTTATTTATAGGCTCTTCGGAGGTTGCTGTCTGAGAAGGTTGTTCGGTGCCAGTGCCATCATCGTAGACCGCACTGTTGACCGACTTGTCTAGCTCGAGGAAGAACTCGTTTACATCAAAATCACCAGACGTGTCAGTAGATTCGCTTTCAGGGGCCACGGCAGCTAGAAATTCATCGTTGCTATCCATGACGTTGCTTACTAGTTCATCAGCCATAATTTATCATCCTTAATTTATCTATTTTTCCTTATCTGTGTCAACAGCTTTTAATCTTGAGTCCATTTCATCCCTGAACTTCTCAAATTCAGTTTTTAACATGCCTCTCAAGACTTTCTGTTGAGCTTCCGTTTCAAGAACATCCTTTCTAATCTCACTATCTGCTGTCATTACTTTTTGCTTAATTCCAGCCTGGACCAGTTGTCGTTCAAGTGTTTCTATAGTTCCTTCTTTGTCTTTTAAATCTTCTGTCATCCCTTCAACTTGACCCTGAAGCTGAGCATATAGAGACTTGCGTTCTATAATCTTCTCCTTCCCCCTAATATCAGTCTCAGCTAACATAGCTATATCATCAATAAGACCAGCCTGGAACCATTTAAAATATTCTTCAATAAGTGCCCATCTATTAAGTGGTAATGTTGCCCCAGCTATCACACGAACATCAAAACGTGCACTTGCATAATCTTTAAATTTCCCAATAGCATTACCATAATCATTATAAATCGGTATATTAATCCTCACTTCTTTCTCCTGGTCATCACCAGCCTGCGGTTGGACTATTCTAAAAACCTTATCAGCCGTATAGTGTGACTGAGCTACTTCCTTAAATACTGTGCCTAAATGTTCAAGAGCTGGCTCCACAGTATTATTCATCCATGCTTTTAATCTACGAGTACCAAACTCGTCATTAGCGAGTAGTCCTCTATAAGTCTCTGACTGTTCACTGGTAAAACCCATCATAGCGGAGGGCACACCAGATATATACTCAGCATCAGTTTTACCTTCCTGAGTAATAGTATAAAAGGCATTATTGATTGGAGCTGGAAGAACAGGTTGAGGGGCTGCGAATCCCTGCCTATACTTTAACAAAGCTCCAGGTGCTGTGGCGTACTGTTCCCATTCTTCCTCATCAACACTGCCCTCTTCATAAAGCCATCTCATATTAGAGGATAGATTAGCATTATGAATCATTATCTGATGCGCCTTATTTATTTCTCTTTGTTTACCTACAAGTGGCATAACAGCTGACATGGGATAAGGAACCCCAGTATATAAATATGGAATAGGTACTATAGGATAATTCTCAAACGGCATTTCATACTCATATAAGAATTGGTCACTAACAGTACATGTCAACTTAATATGGGTTTTGTAAAACTGAATATGATCTACAATATTTTTCTTCATCTCAGGATTTTCTTGCATAAGCTTAAATTCACTTTCAGGGACTACAACCTGTTCCACCTGAGATTTCTCTTCCTGAGCCTGGCTCATCAAAATCTGTTGATTTTGCTCAATAGCCTCCTTCATTCCCTTTTCAGCTTTTTCTAATTCTAATTCCGCCCTTTCCTGTATAATCTCTTCAGCTTCTAGTTGCTCTTCTATCTTTCGCTGAGCTTCAGCAAACATAACAATCTGTTCATCCTGAAATTCCTGTTGTTCCACTTGTACTCTCTGGTCTATTGCAGCGGTTTGCGCAGGCTCAAGAGGGACCATCATAAAAACTGTTACGAAAGAAACCTTTATTCTTTCATAACACTCATAATAATCAAGAAGATCATCATCTTCTCCCTCAAGAGTAACACCAAGAGTAATATCTTCTGGAAGGATATTCTGAGAATCAGACCTGGCAGCCATAGAATATTGGGAAACCTGACCTATACTACTTGCAGCTTTTATCTTACGCTCCATATCAGGCATCATCTTCATCAACTGTGTTCTTGCAAGAAGTTTTTTCACTATGACATAAGATGCGTCTCTAAATAGAAAATCCCTGGAAGCAGGATCAACATATACATCATATGGATCAACACGGGAAAAAGTAACTTCTCCCATTCCCATATCAGCATTTCTATCTATATCTACAAGAAAATAACCAATGCCCTTAGTAAGAGCATCAAGAGATACCTGACCATATAAAGATTTGCCATTAGAGAGATACCAACAATAGTCAGCAATATCTGAGTGAACCTGAGCCACATCTACATCTGATCCCTCAGCACCAACAGCCTTCCATTTAGGATTATTAGCCGTTACAAAGTAACGCATTATTTCTATAATTGGAAGAATCCTATTAATAGTAAATGTAGGCATTCCAGCTTCTTCAATATCAGTCCTCTCAGTTGATGTTAACTGTTCACCTAAATAAAAGTCATATCCTTCTTGACTAAGGCCCTGCCATCTTTGTCTATGAAGATTATTAGTCTTCTCCCAAAGAGTCTTAATCGTTTCAGCTCTTTCTTTATTTGATTTTCTACCTGGTTTTGCCATTATTCCCTTATTTCAAAGTGTGGAAGATCATCGAATTTATTATCCTTCACTTGCGTATCTCTGTCCCAGTCACCGCCCCAACGTATCTTCAATCCCATTTGCGACGCGATGCCCAGAACAAAACCACCAAAGTAATGAAACCTATCACGGTCGCTCCAGTCGATAGGGTAAGGAGCCACATCCACGGCTTTTGAAGGACTAGCATTATGATTACCATCAGGATAACGAAGCTTACTTCGTCCCTCGTCAAACGCTTTATTCTGATCTGCCTTACCTCTATGACCTTGGATTACAGAACAATCAAAGTGTTTTACTACTTCTTTAAAAAGGTCTTGTAACCTATCATCGCATGTTGCAAGCCTCTTTTTAGATCGAGACCCAAATCTAGGCATTACTTCTTTTTACAACTATAAGTACGACCGTCCCAAGTAAAACTCTTTGCTCCACCAGCGCATCCAGCTTTAAAAGCTGATCTAAAACTCTTAGCTGCTTTGGTTTTCTTGCCATACTTCACATAATCAGGTCCTTTCTTAGTAGTCACACGTTTTACCGCTCCTCTACGAACCTGAGTATCTGCAGTTGCTCCAATAGCCTTAGCTCTTCCCTTTTTCGTACTAATGAGACCAGTGCCCTTAGCTCTTTTACCAGCTTGTGCTCTTTTGTCTCTCGCAATTGCTTTTTTGCCAGTCTTCTTGAGTTTTCTTTGCCGTCTTCGCTCTTTACTTTCAGCGTCAAACGGGTTCAGCTTCTCCGCAACTCTAGAAGCAGTGCCCTTAGCCTTAGCAGCAACTGCCTTTGTCTTTGAAAAGGCTGGTTTCTTTTTCTTTTTCATTGGTCCTGTTCCACTTGCCATCTTACTATTCTCCTATTACTATCGTGATTCCCATAATTTGGGAAGTTTTATTCTCTTACCTACATCCTCTGCTTTATATATCTTATGTACAAACTCCTCCAATAATCCTTCTGGAAATTCTAATTCTCTCGCCCCTGGCATTAATATACCCCTACTTCCAACATCCTCTCCAATTCTACCTAATGACCTCCAATCTGATCCACCAACAACTCTATCTATTAATTTATCCTCATCAATTCTAAAATGTAATAAAGTTCCTCCCGATGGGGGATTATTAAAAAAGTTATCATAAATATCCCAGTTGCCTGTGTATGGGGTGCCCACTATTTCTCTCTCAGCTAATTTTCCCAAAGAGGCTGAATCTTGATACCCAGAAGCTATTAAAGGACTCTGAGTACCATACAATGACCCTTTATATCTTTTCCCACCACGATACACATTTCCTTGTCTTTTAAAATCTTTATATATCTCTACTAGATTACGTACGTCACCTCTAAAAATATCTATTTTACCAGGTTCCCTTCCCTCAGAAAGAACTTTAAGAAGCTTACTACTTGCTCTTTTATTAATCTTAACAAAAGCGCCAAGACTTCCTATCAATGGAACTGCAGCTAATATTGACCATAAAGAGTCTTTAATATTCCCTTCACTTGCATATAGAGCAGAATCAATTAAATCAGCAGCTACACCTACACCCGGTATCATTCCCGCTGTCATTAAACTAGCGTGTAATCCCTTAGATATATTCTCTTTATTTATTCCTTTAGGAGCTACAGCCATTTATGCAACCACCCAAGGCTTAGCCTTTCGTTTTGGTTTGTACCATTCCTTCTTATTATCCTTTGATCTCTTATAATTAGGAGGAAATGCATGAACATTCGCATAATATAAACTTTCGATTGTATCATCATGGGCCATTCTTGGACCAAATGTAAGAATTTCATGCTGTAAATCAAAGTGATTGTCCCTTAAATGCACTGTTCCCATGCTGAATCTACCGCTTAATCCACTAAAAATACGATTCCTTTTTTGAGTTCCACCTGGTTTCTCGGGTATAACGGCTATATCGAAGCGATTTAATCGCCTTCTTTCATCATTTAATGACTGAAAGATAGACCTGTTCATCGCCACGTCCTCTACAGTAGACGATGTACAGTTATATTTGTTGTATAATTTGATGATTATGTCGACCACACCCTCTTTTCCTATCAAATCACCCTCTGGACTCTTTGACCCAACGGTTGGGATACTTCGATGCCTTTCATATTCGAGAACGTATAGTCCATTATCTGAATCCACACCCACAACCATAATGACACTAAAATCAGATTCTTTAGTATCAATGTCAGTAGCAGGGTCACACCCGATAAACGTATTGATAGGTCGCTCTTCTTTGTCTTGTACGATATAGTTAACCCCATCACGGTGTTGGTAGTATCCTTCCCACTTTTTGATGTTTTCCCTCTTCCACATAGCATCTTCTTCACTCATCACCTCCATCATATATTCTTGATAGAACTTTGACGGCTGGCCAGAGTCCCGATAAAACCTTTTCTTCTCTTCTAATTTCTTTTTCCCGAAGAAAGAAGGCCATAAAGTCCCCCCATCTTCGAGAAAAGCCTTATATGTAATAACTTTCCAAGCGAATTTTCGACCCGCCTTTGTCGCCTTTTCATAATTTCCAAGAAGGTTATTAATAAAACTGTCAAAGTGTACAGGAGTACCGTTAACACGGAGCCTACCAGTATGAGGCTCCAGAGCAGGGTGTACAACGGCAGTAACAAGATTCGCATTTTTAGCCCTCGCTTCAGGAGTTATTGTATTCGCTTCATGCTCGAAATCATCGAGCACGATAAGATCGTATCGCTTGTGGAGCTTTGCTCCACCGCGGATACCAGCGACATTGCTTTTAGAAATTAGTTTACACCCATTTCTCTTCTCAATGTCTTCCTCTGTCCATTTAGAACCTTTCATAGGCCCAAAGTAATATTTAAGTCTATCATTATACTCAAAGTGGTACCTAATATAATCCATGTTACCAACAGAGAGTTTCTGAGTAGCGGATACCCAAGCATAGAATCTCAACTCATCGGCAAAGCAAAAGTCTTTTAAGATGGAAGCCTTAGTTAAAACGGTCTTGCCATGACCACGTGGAACAATAATAGCCAGTTGCTTACATTCCTTGTCATCTATGGAGTCTGCAATCTCGTAGTGGAATGGTGGGGTCTCAGACCTCTTAAAGTCGTCAGGAAGAAATAACTTACCAAAAGCAATCAGGTCACTTTTCGCTAGTTCGAGTATCCCCTCCGCTTCCGTCACGTTCTGGCTGTTCACGTTCATACTTTTTTGTCAAGTACTCCTCAAACTCTTTTGAATGTCCCATGTACTCAATATACTCTCTGAGTTCTTGCTGTTGAATGAGTAATATACTGTACAACCTGTCCATTCTAATTCGTAATGCTTTAATCGCTCTGATAACATCATGCTTGGATATTGTTTTCTTCTGCTTCATGGCCTACTAGCTCCGGTATTTCCATATGTTCTATGATAGTTTTAATCCACATATACTTCACTACATCTTCACTATTGCCCTGTATTATCCCTACTATACTTATCTCTTCTGCGATTCTCTTTAATTCAGATATAGACTCACCAAGATTAAGACCTGACGGATCATACCTCTCAGATTCAATCTTCTTTAGTTGGTCCAACAATTTATATCATCCTTATCAAATTCAATGGTTACCCAACCTGTTCTCACAACTGGGTAAATCGCATATCTCGCATATTCTGCATATCTTAAAAAACTTCCTCCTCTAATGTACCACCGTCTGTGCAACGATTCCTCATTGTCTACAATCTTGATTGAATCAATAGGCTTGGCATAGAGTTGGTGGTTATGACCTAAGAAGAATACATCTCCCTTGCTATACACAGCAGCCAGCTTGTCAAGCTCTAAATCACCATTCTTAGCTCCACTATGACCATGACCAGTCACAAGATTCCAACTACTTCCCTTAACGGTAATGACTGAATATCCTGGTAACTTGAAATATGGGACACATAACTCTCTGGCTATAATCATGCTCACATCATAGTCAAGCATCCTAATACTCCTAAGATAGTCGTGGTTACCTCCTCTTATGAATAGACACTTGTCAATGATTGGCTTTATAATATCAAGAAATGCGAGATGCTGTTCATCAGGCCTGATATACTGGCCACGCTGACTGATCTTGTAATGAGGTGGGATACACTCTATTATATCACCATTACCAAACCACATAGCATTAGGATCATCATATATAACCTGAACAGCTTCTTGAAACTTCTTCAGGTCAAATTCATTGGCACCAACATGCATATCTGTTAGACCATGAATACGGACTACTTCATCGGTTTCATATGTAACTATTTGGCCAGCATGAATAGTCTCTTCTTTCTCAGCAATGAAATCAACTATCGGGATTGTGAATTTTCTATTACATCCCTGACATTCATATACCTGAACATCATGCTTAGTACTGTTCTTCCTCTTACCATCTTTATGTACTCTCAGACTAGAGCACCTCGGACATATCACCATTTTCTACCTCCAACTTTGGTCTCGTAGCTTCTTCCAACTCATTAGGAGAGAACTCCTGCACCATTCCATAAATACCCATCTCCAGATTCCGCGTCTGAATACCTCCAACAGTTCCAATAGCTTTTCCAAGCTCCTTAGTACTCTGAAGAACTATGTTCTCATCATCACTGTTCTCTACCAAACACTTAAAACTTCTCAAAATGTATTCGTGGTCAACACCAAGAGACTTCGCTACATCAAGAACAGACTTCTCGACTTCTTTCATTACACGCTCCTGTTTAAGTAATACTATTCCCTTTTGTTTCGCTCTCTCATCAGGGATGTTACCAAACGCATCTTTATAAGCACTGACGACTCCCTTACCAATAGCCACACTCGTGGCAAACATCTTCTCCTTCTTTGTTACTTTTTTGCGGGTCTTAACAGCTCGATTAGGATTCTTATGTTTTCCACTAAAGGTGTAACGATTTTTATGCTTACCAAAATCAGTATCCATAAAAGACCTATCACGATTAAGAAAAGTTCCAACAACAGTCCTAACCCAACCTTTAGCATATCTGTAATTCTTCCTGTCGTTGGGATGTTTAAAATCTCTCTTAACCCTGAGTAACTGAATAATTCGTCCGTCATCGCTTAACACCCAATCTCCTTCCTCACCCTTTCTCCAATTATCTAAAACTCTGGGAGTCTCTCCATTAAGATGTTCCCCCATCTCATCAACACTATCAAAAACGTAATGTCGAGTCCCCTTAATTGACCTGTAATCCATCTATCTCCGATATATGTTTAATCTGATTCACAAGATTATCTATTAGTAAATACACAGGTACAGGTATCTCATATATCACATTGTCTATCTCTATTGGCAAAATATCACCTGGGTCTAACCCACGCAAAATTTCTCCCATTTGACCAGGAGAGAGACCACTTAATGGATTATCTACGGGCATGTTTCTCTATTTCCTTAAATAATATACAGGCTCCATGCCTTCTTTTATCATTTCTGCCTTACCACTTTTTACAAGACTATCCCAAACTTTTCCTGCAGTTTTTGGATTTTGTTGCCATCCACGTGAATACACATATTCTGAAGTTTCCTCTTGCAAGCTTTTATATAAATCAGTTCCAAATCCAAGCCTTCTATATTCAGGGTCAACATGAATATTATGTATCTCAATCCCTTTTGACGTTCTTGTGCCTGAGATATGGCCTACTGACTTACCACCTACATCTAATGATTTAACAACATCATTCTTCCCTGTATACTTTTTAAGCTTCTTAGGAACTCTACTAACTATTTTAGACACCCTTTTAGCCGCTACATATTGGCCAGCTATAGGAATCATAGCTGCAAGAG